GCATAGAATGTGTTTGATGATGTGTTTACCCAGATTTGTCCAATCTCACCCTGATCTGCACTCGTTGGTGCCCGAGTAGTTATCAGCGGTTCGGGAAAAAGATTTATGAACGGCTGCGTCAAACCAGTCGCAATTTGCCTAGCTTGTTTCTTTACTGCCATAATATTTACTCCTCAAAAGAGATAAAACTTGTCTCGTCGCTAATCATAGATCACTGTATTGACAAAAAGCTATAAGAATCTTAGACTCGTATACATATATATACGAAAGTTGAGTAGAACATGGATGAAATTAAAAAGAGAAAGACGCCCAAGCGCATTGTGTTTAATGTATCTAACGAAGTACATACAGCAATAAAGATACGCGCTGCGTTTAGGCATATAACGATAACCAAGTATATTATGCGGGCTGTGATGGAAAAGATATTACAAGAGCCGTATCAACCCGAGGAAGAATGATTGAAAAGGTGAGTAGTGTTTGTAAGCAGTGTGGGAATGAGTTTGAGCATTATCCAAGCGAGAAAAAAATATATTGTTCAAAAGTGTGTTATTTAAAAAATAAACATAAAGATAACACAAAAAGTGTTTGTAACTTTTGTCACAAAGAATTTTTGTATGGAGATCATAAAAACAGGGCTCGTATTTTTTGCTCTCATCAATGTCAACATGAGACTTCTAAGAAACAAATTAAAAATAACTGTAAAAACTGTGATAAAGAATTTGAAAGGTGCTTTTCTCAACAATCTATTTTTTGTTCTCAAAATTGTCGACGATATTTTTCAAAAGCAAAAATAGAAAGAACTATTTGTAAGAATTGTGATCAAAAATTTCAACACAAAAAAAGTATAAAGCGTATTTTTTGTTCTGATAGATGTGCTACAGAAAAGAATAATCCTAAATTTTGGGCTACAGCTACCACAGAACAAAAAATGGAACGATTTTTAAAATATTTTAAGAAATATGTTGTCATAAAAGAAGGTTGTTGGGGTTGGGAAGGTCAATCTTGGGGAAAAGGATATGGAATGATACCTTTAGGCGAACGAATAGCAGCGCATCGATTTTCATATTTATACTATAAAAGTGCAATTACTGAAAATATGTGCGTTTGCCATACATGTGATAATAGAAAATGTTGTAATCCCGAACATCTTTTTCTTGGAACAAATAAAGACAATTTTGATGATATGGTAGCTAAAGGTCGATATTTTCTCAAAACTAATGGGCGTCCCCGTGCTAAATTATCCGATACAGACATCATTGAAATAAAAAAATTACTAAAAAATGGTGTTTATCAAAAAGAAATAGCAAAACAATTTAATGTTTCGAAATCAACAATATGGGCTATCAACACGAATAAAACCTACAAAAACGTACAGGGGTCAGAATGACTATACTATCCGTCTGCAGCTTTATGCTAGCACTATCAATGTTTGGAGGGCTTACCTCATTTGACGATGACACGAGCTCCGGGGATGACTCTAAGCTTGCCAAGTTTGTTGCTTATGTCTTTTTGTGGGCTATATTCTTTGGTCTTGTTTTCTTTGCCTATCACACTAGCTAATTGTCCGAGATATTTATACATATCCTTTTGACCACCTTCTTCTACGGCAAACATCAAATCAAAAGCGTGTTTTCTAAAAGTAGGATTCAACATATAACCTACAAATGCTTCGGGGGCTCTGATAACGGGCACAGCAATTTTAGCAAAATTCTGAGCATTCCCCGGTAGTTTAGGAAATTTATCGACTAAACGTTCAGCCCAATCTGCTACCGGCTGTCTTAAATGTTCAGCTATTTTTAACTTATCACCCGAACTTACCGCATTCCAATATTTTGGATTAATTATCTTCGCTTCTTCTCCAAGAATAGTAGCATTGATTGCTTTGCGAGTCTTTGTAGCTAAAGCACTAAACCCGGCATTCTTAAGATCTGAGTATGCTTCTGATAAAGCGGTTCTTGTATCAAATAATTTACCTAACGATACTTTCCCAATACCGGATTGCGCATTTTCTAGTGATTTATTTAAATTTTCTAAAACTGTACGTTGTGCCGGTTTAATAGCTGCATTATATTTACGTTCTATTTCAGTAAATATTGGTTTAAGAGGTTCAGAACTTACTTGTGAAGCAACTGCTCCAGGGCCACCCTCGCCAGCAGATTCATAGGCAATAGAAGCTTTCTTTCCTAATCCAGACCTTGTAGCAGCTCCATATCCACCTTCTGTGATCATCTGAGCAATGTTTTGACCCATAGGTCCAAAGCCTGCCGATCTCGCTCCTGTTGCTCCTAACAAGCCAAGACCAGTACGGCCTAGTGTTTGCGGATTAACACCACCCATAGCAATAAAAGGTGACTGTTCAGTTCCTCGTTGTAAAAGATACTCAAGGGGATTTTGTGGTTCGTGCTGTAGGGCTGTTGGAAACTTTTTTTCAAGCTGTTGAGGGATTTGCCCAAGGGGACCCTTTACTGTTTCAGGCAATCCCATTTTAAGTAATTCTTTGGTGTGTAGTTTCCCGCCACTAAGATAATCAGCTAAAAGAACGGGGCTTGAAATTAACATCCCTAAACCACCCTCTATGCCACCAACTAACCCGCTGACACCTTTAGCGGCACCTAACGCGCCAGTACTTAGGGCACTCCCTAAAGAACTAAGAAATCCTTGCTGGGGTTGTTGAGGTTGCTGTTCTGGTAATACGCGAGCACCTTGGATAACTTTAAGAGCCACGAGCTACCCTTTCAGCTGAAACCTCTACCGGTTGACCATTAACAATGTGATAGTATTTACCTGAGTCTTCATCTTGAAGAACTTGTCCCTCTTGATATTGACCTTCTTTAGATTCGCCCAAAAGACCCTGTTGTTTCATTGCCTTTCTAACTTGAGCTGCAAGTTGCTTTGGTTCTATACCTTTGTTTTGTGCTACAAGTTGATCTCTGATTTCACCTTCTTTAAGTGATCGATCAGCCATCTCCATTATATGCTCAATTGTTTTGCGTTGAGTCTCAGGGTCTTGGCTAGAAGTTGGTTTAAGATTCTGTGCAAATTTAATTTTAAAGTTTGTAGCAGGGCCGCGCATAGCCGCTATAAGATTCTTCGCGAGTTCATCACTCAAGCGATTAAACTCGATTGTCTCCTGGTTCTGTAGCACATTAGGCACATATTTACCCTTTAAGCGTGTAGCCACTTTACCTGTTTTCCAGATATCCATCATCTGTTGAGCAATGGCTTTTGATTCTTGTGCAATAGGGAGACGCTCATCTAAAGCTTTATTATAAGGCAGATTAGCTTTAGTAATATTTTCTTGCTCACGCTCTTGGCGTTTAAACTGCAGTTCTTTTTGTTTTTCCTGACGCGAAATATCAAGTTCTTGTTTTTTTAAACCAAGTTCTGCAAGCTTTGTCGCTTGCATTTGGTTTAAACCACTTGTACCTAATCCGGTAGGCATTTGTGGCTGTTGAGTCGCTGGCTGCCCTTGTTGTTGACCACCTAAAAGACCTTGAAGAGATTGTAAATAAGCAGTATTTTGAGGGGCCGCAAGCTTCTGTTTAACCAACTCATTAAGGGCCTGTGGCGGCAACATAGCAAGCTGTTGAGATTCTTGTGGTGTAAATCCAAGAGCACCAAGACCCTGTGAAACGTTAGCTGCTTGTTGTTGCTGCTGTTGTTGAGCAAAGCGTAATTCTTGTTGTTTTTGCATCTGACCAAGTTTATGCTGTGCGAGCATCTGTAGTCCAGTTTGAATACCAGGCATTGTGCTTTCAGCTATTCCACTGAGTGGCGATTGTATTTGTGGGATAGATCCTGAAAAAAGTGGTAAAGCCATTGTTTATCTCCAACCATAAGGATTTGAGGATGTTCCACCAAGCCAACCTAAGCCGCCTTGAGGCTGTTGCTGCCCGCCCATTCCTCTTAAAGCTAAAAGAGGTGCAAGAGAACCAAACATTTGACCTGAAGTTTGTCCTAATGTTTGCCAACCGCTTGGTTGTTGATAAGGGATTGTTTGCATTGTTGGCTGCATTCCCATCTGTAACAACTGAGACAGAATATTTCCACGTTGTCCTTGTTCTTGAAGTCCTAAACCAGCACGTTGGAGTCCGTACGAACTACGAAGCCCAGCCAAATCACTTTCAAGCCCAGCTCCGCTTTGGCCCAAGCTTTGAGTAAAGGCTGACGATCCTTGTGATCCGCCAGTTCCCATTGAGGAAAATCGCTCAGCCAGCGACGGAATCGTACTCTCCTGCCAGCCTTTACGTGCTTGATTTTCAATCCCGCCGAAGTCAAGACCCTGCAGCATCGAGGGTTGTCCAAGAAGACCTTGTAACCCTGATAAGCCTGCTTGGCCGCCCTGACGGAAAAGTTGTTCTTGCCAATCAGGAACAGTGGGCATCTGTTGCGACTGAATCCCCTTGTTGCCACCAAAAAAAGAGCCTATTCCCCCTGCAACGGTACCTGCTGCACTTAAAAGTGTGGCCAGAGTCAATGGGTCCATGATAATTATCTCCTAGTTAAAACTTGTTACTCTGAAGTATGATAACGCATATCACTTAAAAGACTCAAGGAGAACTTTATGGCAGGATCGTGGCCAAGTAATGTAAATCCCGGAAACTTTATTCCGTCTACATCTGATATAACCTCACTGGACACAAACTCTTCTGAGTTTAAAATCCGCTTGTACCAAATTCTTAATTCTCATGCTCTCGCCCTCAATCAAAAGTCATCAGGACTTTATCAGTTTGATGAAACCGTTGATAATAACCTCTGGGCGCCTATTCCAGCAACAGTAGACTCAACAGCAGCTCAAACAGCCACTCAAAGGGCTGAGTTTAGAAAGGTATTTGTTATGCCTGCTTTAGTTAATGCGGGGCAAGTTGAGCTTGAGCATGGTATTGATTTTAATTCTGATGTCACTTTTGTTCATATCTATGGGACTGCTACCGACTCAACAACACCACAAGCACGACCATTGCCCTACGCTTCAACTACGGGCAATAATGCAGAACTATGGCTTGATGGGACTAAGATATACATAAAGACAACAGGCGCGGGATGGTCAACATTTACCAAGGTTAGGGTGGTTGTTGCTTTATTGAAGAATTAAATGATATTTTAGAAGAAGTGAGACCCTCTTCGCGAGATCACTACTCTCCTTTTTTCGGGCGACGAAATCTTTCGTCGCCCGTTTAAATTAAATGTGTTATTATGTAAGATATGAAACACAAAGCATACAAGTTCCGTTTTTACCCTACTATTCAACAAGAAGAATTATTAGCTAAGACATTTGGCTGTGTACGTTTTGTTTATAATTATATTCTTAAATGGCGAACCGACTTATATTATCAAAAAAAACAAAGCGTAAGTTACACTGAATCTTCTCGTAAAATAGCTGAAATAAAAAAAATAGATGATTTAAAATGGCTTAATGATGTTTCTTCTGTCTCGCTTCAACAAGCTATAAGACATCAACAAGCTAGTTTTAAAAATTTCTTTAATGGATTAACAAAATATCCAATCCTTAAGAAAAAAAACGATAGACAATCTGCTACATTTACTCGAGGTGCATTTAAGTATAAAAACGACAATATTTATATTCCTAAATGCGAAGAGCCGCTTAAAATAAAATGGAGCCGGAATTTACCCTGTATGCCAACGAGTATAACCATTTCTAAAGATACCGCAGGACGTTATTTCGTTTCGTGTAAATGTGATGTTGAATTAATTCAATACCCTATAAGTGCTAAAAAAATTGGTATTGATCTTGGATTAACCCATCTTTTTAGTACAAGCAATGGCGATAAAATTGAGAATAAAAAATTAACTAAAAAATATGAAAAAAAGTTAAAACGTGCATCTCAAAATCTCGCACGAAAGAAATTAGATTCAAAAAACAGACAAAAATCACGATTAAAAGTGGCTAAGATCCATGCAAAAATATCTGATAGCCGTAAGGATTATTTACATAAGTTATCGAGCAAACTTATAAACGAAAACCAAGTTGTTTGTATCGAGACTCTAAGAGTTAAAAATATGTTACGAAATCATAGCTTGGCCAAAACAATAGCAGACGCCGGATGGGGAGAATTTATAAAAATGCTTACCTATAAGGCTGATTGGTATGGTAGAACATTAATAGCTATTGATAAGTTTTTCCCAAGTTCAAAGCGCTGCAATTGCTGTGGTTATATAATAGATAATCTACCACTTAATATACGATCATGGACTTGTCCTCAATGCCAAAGTTCATTAGATCGTGATATTAATGCGGCAAAAAATATAAAAGAGGCGGGACTCGCCTTGTTAGCCTTTGGAGAGAATGTAAGTCTTGTATCCCTTGATACAAGTTGTTCTCAGTGAATTAGGAATTTGCATAAAAGGTCAATCTCCTTTTTGCACGGTGTCAATCTCCTTTTTTGGCTCCGTGGGATAGCTCACGGTGTTTTTATTTCACATTCATTTCAAAATGACCATGGTCTTTACGCTTAAAACGACCACCGTGCCTGTTGTCGATGTGCAGCGTAATCCAGTAGTCTCCGAATCTTTTGTAGTACTTTCCCTCAGTCAGATAATTACCCTCAGCATCAAACAAGTTGAGATCGATAGCCAAACGCTTACAATGCAAACTATCCTTGATGCCTTTGCCATTGGCTGCGTAGATAGCGGCTTGCTCGGCTGTTCGCCAAGCCTCGCCGAGTGTGCAGTAGTAGCCCGACTTGAAGATGTATTCGATAAGACGAGCAACATTATGGGCGAACAGTGCCTGATTAGACCATAGTTTCATGGGAACCCCTATTGGAATCGAGCCGACGTAGGTTGTGCCGTAAAGCACATTGCATGCATTTGAAAGTCGCTTGTTGAAATACCTATATTCTCCAACTGGTCATCGCTAAGATAAATTTGAAGCTGTATATAGTTTCCCGCAGCTATAGGATAAGTCGTATGCCATAATTGATCTTGAGTAAACTCATATACCAATGAGGTATAAGGCTTAGTATCTAAGATACCGGTATCAACGAAGGTACCCGTATTTATAGCCTCAGTAAGCTGGGGTAAAATAATTCCTGTTCCTACGTAATAGTTAACAGTCACTTCACCAAGGTCAGTACGATCAACAAGCATATCAACTTTATTTATGGCAAACTGGCGGCCCTTGTCTTGATAAAAATTGAACTGTTTGGTGAAGATATTTACCGCTGAAACACGAGTTATGGTACCACCTCCCTTGTAGGTATGATTAAAAAGACCTACATCATCTATGATGGTAAACGTATTATCACCGGTTACGTCATCAATTTGATAGTTATTTGTAACAACAATCTCAGGACTTGCATCGGTAACAATATTTTCTAATAAAATCCAATCATTTTCTTTAAGATTATGATTTATAGCGGTAATAGTTACTACATTACTTGCATATACCATATCGGTTATTTGTAATACACCTGCATTACGAGCAACTCGTGGTTCTATGCTGAATGTATATCCCTCTTGATTGCCTGCTATGACTTGCTTAAATCCAATAGTCAATCCCGGAGCATTCCATGCTGAATCCATCTGTGACCATTGAAGCGTCGTGTTACCCCACGTTGCGTTTACGGGCTTTCTAAAGTAACCAAAAACAGTTATAGAATCATCATTAAGTCCCCAGGAACCGGTTATGTAGTTATAACAGAGTACACTGTTAGGAAATTTATCAGCAAAAGTTGCCTTATTAGCATTTATAGGCATAGACCAGTAAGCCATTTCCATTGAATAATCACGAATCCCATATGTTCTAAATGGACCCTGATTCTCTTGAGAAAGATCAAAGATAAAATCAGGTATCTTAGAGTCTATACGTGAAACATTAACACCATTACATGAATGCACACCGTTATAACCTACGGCAAAGTTGTTAATATCAAATGGCACTACCGAAAAGGTTGATTGTGATCCAAGCTCTGAATTAAGCTGCTGCCATATAAATGGAATAACCGGGTTCTCCGTGTACACAAACTCCCATGTACTCGCCTCAAAATAAACAATACAACGATCGCGTAATAAATTAGCGGTAATAATACGCTCTTGTGTTGGAGCGTCTATATAAAAACCTTTACCTACAATATCTTCACGCCATGCGTTAGCTTCAAACGGTGACCCGTTTTGACAACAACGAGCACGGTTTCCATGCTCAGCACCATTCTCAATGGTACTAAACAAAACGAGCCTGTTCTTAAAAGGAAGAATTATACGTGCCGTATCTATAGTGTTGGCGGGAAGTTGTACAAAGTTATCTTGTACCCAAGTTGTACCATTATAATGGCGTATACCATCAGAAGTATCATAGTTCGTCGCAAAGAAGATTTTATCTGCTATAGCAGCTCCACGCCATGTAGCTGCCCAAAAAAGATCTGCATCAGTTCCTGACCACGTATAAGCATCATCCGTATCGGGTGCCGTAAACCAAATACGTTCCCAACCGGTTGATAAATATTCATAAGAAAACCGTGTATCAAATGCTATTGTTGGAAAATCATTAAGCTCGCCTGACTCATAGGTTAATAAACCCGTTACCGGCAACGCGGGATAAAAATAGACATCAGCAGTTGTAGCTGATCCTGTTACGGTAAGAACTTTAGTTGCATCGGTAAGAGTAACGGTGCCTGTAGCTGTTTGTATAAATGTAGCAGTAGCACCCATAGCTGTTATGGTATACATGCGATCACCTACAGATACCATTTGACCCGGGGCGAAAGTCAATGCAGGTGTAACCGGATCATCAATGATAGCACCACCAACAAGTTCTCCTAAGTTATTAGTAGTACCAACCTTAAAACGTAACCTTGAAGCGAGTTGTTCTGCTCCGGCAGTTGGAGTTACCGTAGGGATTAAATATGATGAACCGAATCGTTTTCTTACACGGTCTCGCCATACATAAGCATTGCTTAAACGAGAAAAGGAGTCGTCAGGAATGGCGAACGGTTTTACTGCTGTTATGAGTCCTGAGTTCATTGGTGCTATAAGAAAACGATCTGCCATGATTAAATTCCTATAGCTGTATAGTAAAACGGAAAATTTATTTGCTGACCGGAATTATCAAATCTCGCTTTAGCTGTAAATCCTGTCGTTGTAAGAGACGTATAACTAACCCATGATTCAACTGTAGTAGACCTCAAACCCGGTGAAATTATCACTGCATAAGGTATTTGTGTAAATTCGCCACCAAAAACAACAGGTACGGTAACGGTATCAAGATCATTAATTGTTTCTGTTATCTGAAAAGAACCATACTTTAACAACAAACCGGATGTTAAATCAGTTGATTTTTTTGATGATCGAGTAATAGCATAATCATCAGCACTTCCCTTTTTTATTCTTAATTTATCTTCATTTGAAGAGAAATGATTAAAAACGAGTATTTCATCATCAAGAACGGTGCCAATGTTTGCAATCTTTATACTTACAAAATCAATTTTATCATGGACTCCTTGAAGGGCATCGCCAAGATCACGATGATTAATCTCAAAAGCTGTCTCAAAGTCAGTAAAGTTAATACGCATCGGTGATTGAGAATCACTAATTCTATCTCTTCCTTTTGGTGCGTCACTCCAAACCATAAATTCTCCTATGAAGCATTGTCGCTTCGCTCCTTTTAAGGCGTTCCTAGTCCGATAACAAAAAAAGAAACAGGTAATGCGGTAGCATTACCTTTATGCAAGGTCATCAGGGCAAAGTTTGCCCCTGTGTCAAATGAGACGCCGGATGTAGCAGCAGCTGTATGATTAGCCGTAGCTAAGCCTGAAAAAATAGAAGCTGCTGTAAACGTAGGTCCTGCGGCATTAAGATTAATTGAAGCTGAAGCAGTTCCTGAGAATGAAAAGTTTCCAAACTTAAGAAGGACGCCTGATGGTAGAAATGTCCAATAAACAGTAGCACCTGCAATAACATTGCTACCATACGCAGTAAAGGGAATACCGGCTACAGCGTTCTTACGCACAAACAACTCAGTCTCAGTAGTTTGTGTATATTCTTGGGCATACATAACGATTTGGTTAACGGCAGCAGTTTGAGCAGCTCCTTCAGGAAAAAGAACCTTAGTATGCTTACCATTATTGGCACCACTTATAGGAGAATGGTTAACAGAAAATGCAGTCTGTATGTCGCTATAATTAGTTCTTATTTTTGGTTGAGACGTTTTAAGAGCCTCATTAGAAAGTGGTGTATCTGAATAAGCCATAGCATCTCCCATTAAAAATAGTCAACATGGTTTCCTTAACCTAGTGGTGTATTCCACCAACCCCAAGACCCAAAGTACGGAGAGTTCTCAAGTTGTGGACTGTAAATTGTCGCATTCCGTTGTGTAGCATTCTGTACATAAGTCCGTGATAAGACAAGTGACTCCTGTTTCATTAACTCAGGCGTAATCTGCTGAACGCTATCCATATCCATTCGATCTTCAAAGATCTTCTTAGCTGCAAGATAGGCTATGTATTGCCACCATTGTTTTAAGTCAGGTGAATCACCACTGTTGAGTAGCTCTGTAGGCAAACGATACGCCTCAAGGTTAATCGCATACGCACCATCAGGCACAGGACGCACCACAAAGCCCATCTGATTGGTATAAATAATATCAGGATCTAATGAGTCAGACTGTTTCTTTTGAATACTAAAATATAAGACAGCCGATGGTACTGTAGGCGTATAAGGTACCGACTGTAGAGCAATATTAGCTTCGTCTGCAGGGGCTGATTCAAATTCGATCAGCCAGTCGCCGGTAATATAGTTAATAGTACCTTGAGATACACGCGTAGAAGCATTAAGAAGATTACCGTCTTGAACGCTCCCAAGAACAGGCTGATCAATATAGGTGTACGTAACATTGTTTGCATCAATTGAAGAGACTATAACAGAATTTTGGAGCACGGGAACATTGGTTAACGTGCCATCAAATATGGTTGCAGAGCCGTCGCCAACAGCGACATTCTCAATAAAGCTTGTTTGTGGATAGGCTCCATAAAAAACGTCTCTACTCTGTGTATAAAAAGAACGATTGCCGGCAATGTAACACGGCGTATCAATGGTTACATACTTATTCTGAAAATCATAAAGAGGATCATTTACCGATATGCTTTGATCCACCGGATAAACATCTTGATATGCTTGCGTATACCAGGTAACTGTTGTTTTGAGATCCCTTAAGCGTAGATACTCAGGTAGATCATACAAAACCGCTGTGTTTATGTACTGGTCCAACTCACTGTTGCTTAAAATTGTTTCTGATGGACTACGCGTCAAGCGTCGTACTTTTTGTTGAATTTCGGCTAAAGTTGTTCCGGCCATTGCTTAGCTCCCTTTGTACGGCAACACATTGCGAAAAGGCTCGGTTACCTGTTCTGCTCGTTCACCGGTTGGTAACACCTGGGCATATATTGATATCGTACCAGAAGGTACAGTAAAAACGTCAAAGTTTGTTGAGTTAATAGGCATCGTAAACTCAGTCGTGCTTGTAACCGTTATATCACCTTGAATCTTATTGGCTTGTTGCATACCATAGCTAGATGGTATTAACAGTTGTGCGATCATACCGGTGCCATACCGATGGGGTATCGTTGTGGTAACCACCATGGGGTTTGCATTGGTAATACTCGTGATCACGCGCATTGGTGGCCAGAATGTCGGTTTAGCATCGGTATACGCAACAGCCATTAAAACACCTTTATTGTAGTGGAACTGCGGTCATGAGATTAACGCCCGGTTCAATATCACTAAATTCAGTTGGTATAAAACTGAAACGTTGTACTTTTTTACCCACAAGCATTGATGGTTTATTGTTCTCATCCATCAAATAGTGGTGTATCGGATAGTTGCAGTCTTCGTTTATGTGTCG